CCGGCCACGGCGGTTCACTCACGAGAAGTCGTTATGCAGATTTACCGCTGGGCAAACGAACGCGGGTTAAAAGTAGAGAATCCCGCAGACATGGTGCGCCCAACGTCGATTGCCAAATTCCAGCCGCGTGAGCGTGCTTTGTCGCCGGATGAAATCGGTTTGATGTATCAGTATTTGGATAAGGTAGCCGCTGGCCCACAATTCAAGGTGGCGTGTAAGCTGCTATTGCTAACGATGGTACGCAAGAGCGAACTGGCAGAAGCTAAGTGGGATGAAATCAATTTTAGCGAGGCGCTTTGGACGATCCCCAAAGAGCGTATGAAACGGCGCAATCCGCACTTGGTCTTTTTATCCAATCAAGCCTTGGACATTTTTATCGCGCTCAAAACATTTGCCGGTGGCTCTGATTATGTGCTGCCGTCACGCTATGACGCTGACCAGCCGATGAGTAATGCCACGCTAAACCGTGTGCTGGAGTTGGTTTATTCGCTGGCGCAGAAAGAAGGCAAGGCACTAGATAAGTTTGGGCCGCATGATTTGAGAAGAACGGCCAGTACCCTGTTGCATGAGGCTGGATATAACACGGACTGGATTGAAAAATGCTTGGCTCACGAACAGAAAGGCGTGCGTGCCGTGTATAACAAGGCTGAATATCGAGAGCAACGAACGTCTATGTTGCAGGATTGGGCTGACATGATTGATAAATGGACTAAACAACCACAGGTTGCCCAGGTCTTGCCGCTTGTTCGCCGGATTGCTTCCTAAGTTCAATCCATTCTCGCACCTCGGTTAAATCCCAAGCCACGTTACGACTGGTAAGCGCGATCCGTTTTGGAAAGTCACCGCGCTTTTCCATGTTGTAAATGGCTTTCTCCGACAATGGAATCATGCTTAATAGTGTTTTCTTATTGATTAGTTGCATTTTGTTCCCTCAAAATGGAATACCGTCGGATACCCATTCAGGGCACCCGCTTTGTAAAACGTGAGCAGGTGGCGTAACACCACCGGCCAATGCGCAAGCGTTCTTGCTGAAATGGGCGCAGTAATCGCACCCATGACTCATGGTTTCAATCAGACTCTCCCAATACTTAATATCAGACTGGGCTTTAGCCAAGGTTTTGTTGGCTATGTAGAGTTCCATGCGAATATCTTGGGGGGTTAGGTTTGGCATACCGACCCCTTGGCCTTAGCAATAACTTGTTTGGCTACGCCATTAGGCATTCTTTCATGCGGAGCTAAAACCCAAGGCCCCTGCGTATGCTTTAACTCACTCATTCCCCACGCTCCCGTTGTGCAAGCATGGCATCAGCATATTTATATGCCTTTTTTGCAACGTCCTCACCTCTAAGATTAAGATTTGCGGCTATTTGACTTTGCATCGCCTTCGCCGCGAAATAATAGCGCAAGGTCATGCCACCCGTATAATCCGTTTGACCATCAGAATCTGGAAACGCTGGCCCGCCGTTGTTGTTTGCGCTCATGCCTCACCCCCAGCAATAACAACCTCGGTGGATGTTGGCTTTGCCTCTAACTTAGATAGCTTTTCAAGCAGTCGCTCGTTTTCCCGTGTGAGCCGGTTGTTTTCCTCCAGAACCTCGCGCATTTCGATAACGGGTTGATTGTCTGGTGTTGGTAGTTCAGCAGGGTCAATGAATAGAACCTCAACATTCTTGTCGTTTACATGTCGCCAAGGATCGTTGTAATCTTTTTTGAACACCTGAGCGGTCATTAAATCAAAAATGCCTTGTGGCGGAATTGATTCAGGGATGATCACATATTCGTAATAACCACCAGTATTTAACATCGCTATTTTTTTACTCATGCTGCTACCTCTTGTTTATTCCAATCAAAATGAACATCAATAATTCGCCAATATTTACCGTCTGGCTTAACTGTGATGGTGGATGGTTTCGGAATCCTTGACTCGTCTGCCATTATTAAGAAATCCTCAATCGTATCGGCGGCCAAAATCCCGCGCTTCCAGCACCACGATATGTAATGCTTTTTGACGTGCGAACGCTCGTCGTTAATCGGAAGCCATTCAGAAAATGAAGTCGGGCCGCACCAATAGGTAACTCGTATGGAATCGGGTTTGCCTATCTTTGAATAACGGGAATAATCCACGTCGGTTACTAAATACTTTTTCGGTTGCTCTAACGCCGCTACGATGACCGCATCAGCCGCCTCGGTGCCATGCGCCGCTTTTGACTGCCATTCATACTCGCAGTTAGGGCACAGCATGACGGACGGATGAACAAATTCATGGCAACTTGGGCACTCTTTCACTGGTGCAACGCTCACACCTTCGCCACCGCCTTCACGTTTCTTTTTAACTCTGATTTGGTCAATCGGCCCGTGGCGTTCGACGTTACCGGCAAAGTCCAAAACCAAGGTGTTGTCTTTGCTTGGATGTTTTCGCAAACCACGCCCCATGATTTGCACATAAAGCCCCGTTGATTTGGTTGGTCGTAACATCACGATGCAATCAATGTCAGGCATATCGAATCCGGTGGTTAGCAACATGGCATTAAACAGAAATCGCGTCTTACCAGACTTGAACGCATTAAGTTTGGCTTCGCGCTCCATCTTGCCCATATCGCCGCTAACAAAATCCGCTGTCCAGCCGCGTTCTCTGGCTAACTCCGCGCAGTGGGCCGCGTGTTCAATACCAGAACAGAAGCCTAGAATATGGTTGCGGTCGTGTGCGTAGTTCGCCACCTCATCCAGCGCCCCATTTATCAGGTCGCTTTTATCCATTGCGTGCTGCAACTCACTGGCGACGAACTCACCACCACGGGTATGCACGTCTGACAGGTCGGCTTTAGTGGCACCGTTCTTAGCCACCAACGGGCACAAGTAACCGGCTTTAATCAGGTCGCCAACATGTGCCTCATAAGCGATGTCGGTAAATATCCTGTGTTCGCCATCGGTTAATAGGCCAGAATCCATACGGTAATGCGTGGCGGTAAGCCCAATCACTTTGAGTGCTGGGTTGTATTGGCGTAAACCGTCTAGGAACCGGCCATACATGGTGTCGGACTTTTTGCTAACTAAATGCGCCTCGTCGATAATTACCAGGTCAGTACCGCCAAACTTAGCCGGTAGCCGGTGTATCGATTGAATACCGGCAACTGTGATCTGTTCCTTACGCTTTTGACCAACGCTGGCAGACCACAATCCAATAGGCGCTTCCGGCCAGTAACGCACAATGGCGGCAGCGTCTTGTTCAATAAGCTCCTTAACGTGGGTCAATAAAATGATCCGCGTGTTTGGGTATTGTTCAAGAGCGCCTTTGATAAATGCCGCCATAGTTAAACTTTTGCCTGCACCGGTTGGGAGGACAATCAAAGGATTACCTTGCTGAGAACCAAAATAGTCGTAGATAGATTGCACAGCTTCGGTTTGGTATGGTCTTAGGCTGATCATTGAGATTTCCTCAACTCTAAGGACAAAGAAATACGCTTCCCTATCCAGCGAACAACCGGCACAGCCCAGCTATTGCCTAACGCTTTATATCGCGGGCCATCAGGACAAGCTTCAGAGGGCTTATTGCGCCAAGGGATTTTGGTGTAAGAATCAGGAAATCCCTGTAATCGCTCACATTCGGTTGGAGTTAGGCGGCGGACTTGCATGTTTGTGGCTATCACATCCATGCCTCTATCTGCGCAAGGACTGCTATCGTGACGAGCCTGCAATGTTCTTGCTATGTCGCCACCAAACGCTACCACATTCTCTTGACCACTATTCCTGCCAAGCGCAAAAGCAACATCGGACACACAAGGGTCTTGCGTTCCATGAACAACCAAATCAGTTGCGTCTTTGTAATCCCTAGCGGCACACGTTGAAGCTATATCGTTATCGGAGTATTCGCCGATGCGCTGTTTATCAAACGGAACAGGTAACAAATGCCCACAATCAGCATCTTGTGCGCCTATGCTTCTGCATGTTCTGGCGCCTATTGTTCCAACAACACAAAAATCTAATTCATTGGCGTTTCCGGCCGGCCTATTGAGTCCGCCACCATTCGCAGCGAGTGTTCCAGCAAGCTCGGTAACTTCTTTCCCCGTTTCCCTGCTCGGCGCAGTATCCCGGCGCAAGCCGTCGAACTCAAAAAGTATTGAGGCGGGATCGAAGTCGTTTCGAGCACTTGCGACAACAAAGACACGTTTGCGTCGTTGGGCCAATCCGAAATATTGGGCGTCAAGAACGCGCCACGCGACTGCTCTTTTGGGGCCAAACACACAACCAGCGTTCGACCATTTTCCCCCTGCTGGTTGCAGTTCGCTATTTTCCCCGGCAAGCTCGCCAAGAAAGCAGCCGAAGGCGTTATCCTTGGTGTTAAGGACTCCTGGAACGTTTTCCCAAAAGATAATCGCTGGATGTTTTCCGTGAATATTTCTAGTTGAATCGATTGCATTGGCGATCTCGCAAAAAGTAAGTGATAAATTGCCGCGAGCATCGTCAAGCGACTTGCGCAAACCGGCTACTGAAAACGCTTGGCATGGCGTACCGCCGCACAAAATGTCAGGTGCTTCAATTTCGTCTGACAAAATGCGATCAGGTAACATTGTCATGTCGCCAAGGTTAGGTACATTAGGATAATGATGAGCCAGAACCGCAGACGGAAAAAGCTCAATCTCGCTAAACCAGGCTGCTTTCCATCCCAGCGGATGCCATGCGACAGAGGCGGCTTCTATACCGCTACATACACTTCCAAACCTCACCCCATCAACTCCCCGAACGCTTGTCTTTGCGCTTCCTCTGAATACATGCCACCGTCCACCAGCTCAAACACGCGCTGGCAAAAAGCATCTTCTTGTTGTTCTGTTGGCCTTTTGCCAAGCCGACTTGCTCTGCTATACAGATACTCGGCGTCTTGATCCCAGCGTTCTGTGCCGTCACTCACGCTCACACTCCATCAGGCATTGAAACAAAGACGAAAGCACATATTGAACGCCAACAATCACGCCAATAATTAAGCAAATTGCCAATACAGTTACGCAAACACTGGCATTAAGAAGTAGGTTTGCAATGGCCTTAAACATGACCTACACCGCTGCTACCAAATCCGTTATCACCACGATCTGCTTCCGGTAGTTCTGAAACAACGATCCATTCAATTTCCGGTACCGGCACAATCATTAACTGTGCAATCCGATCACCCACACGAATTGCAAAATCTTCGGTCGAGTGATTGCGTAGCAATACTTTGACTTCGCCACGGTAGCCAGCGTCAATCACGCCTGCACCAACGTCGATACCGTGTTTTACCGATAATCCACTACGCGATTTAAGAATCCCGCAGTAGCCATTAGGGATTGCCACCTTCAAATCGGTGCTAATCAATGCGCTATCGCCGCAAAAAATCACATCATCTTCTGATGCTTCAATGTCAAAAGCGGCGTCGGTTGGGTGGGCTTTTTTTAGTTGTTTGGTTGCTAATATGTTCATTGTTGTTTTCCTACGCATAGTTCAATTGTTTTAAAGATATGATCTTTCCATTTGCACCACCAATCAAACGCTGTTGTATCCATTTTTCTTATTTTCTCATCATCAAAGTTTTTCCAATCATCAATCGAATGACGTTGGCAACCAATTTGAAGCGTATCTCTTGTAAAACCTATTGGCCAACGATCGAATTGCATTGTGAAAATAAATTCCATATCGCCCATACACAACAGGTCGGCACCACGCAGGTCGGCATCACGCAGGTCGGCATAACGCAGGTCGGCACCACGCAGGTTGGCACCACGCAGGTCGGCATCACGCAGGTCGGCATAACGCAGGTCGGCATAACCCAGGTCGGCATCACGCAGGTCGGCATAACGCAGGTTGGCATCACCCAGGTCGGCACCACGCAGGTTGGCATAACCCAGGTCGGCATAACCCAGTTCGGCATAACCCAGGTCGGCATAACGCAGGTCGGCACCACGCAGGTTGGCATAACCCAGGTCGGCACCACGCAGGTTGGCACCACGCAGGTCGGCATCACGCAGGTTTATTTTGGCTTTAACTGCAAGTTGCAATGTTAATTGCATAAAATTATTGTCCTGCTCATGCGAAAACAATATTTGTTGCGTAAATCTGTGTTTAATTTCAATTTTCATTGTTGTTTTCCAATAATTAACCTTTAATCGACGCGCCAAACGCCGTTCTAATTTCATCAATTCCCGCGTTGCAAATAACCCGATGATCGGCTGCGGCGCTAATTTCATGCGTGGTGTAAGTAGGGTTGTTGGTGTGTAATGTTGTTACACTCGGCACGGCAACTAAGAATTGCGCACCGTTGTCTTTACGCACAAAACCAATCCAGCCTTCACCCGCGTCTACCGCTTCGGCATAGGTCAGCAAAAACGGTAACGGTAGATGCTGATCACAACCGACGCGCTGAAAATCAACGGGGATTGACGGCTGTTTCCAATGTGCGCACGACCATCGACCATCACCTTCGCGTTCCGGTGTGGAATGAACGCACGAACGACAGGTAACGGCTGGCACCTGATGGCTATGGCATATCTTGTTGAACGTACACCAACTGCACAGGTAGAACTTTGGATCGTCGCTTATCTTTGCTGGTGGTTCGCCACCAAAAATGATGGATTCGGCCTTCACCCTGGTGCGCTCAAATTCCAACGGTTCAAACTCAAGACGTTCTGAGTGCAATTCGTCGGTATCTTTATCAACGGCAAGATAAAGCGCTCGATCAATGCCACTCCAGCCCATGTAAGTGTTCATTTGTATCCAATGTTCCGGCTTGGCTTTCTTGACGCCTTCCTTTTTGAGCTTGGCAAACGACTTTGATCCATGTGTTTTGAACTCGCACACATGCCAACGCTTGCCGCCCATGGGGATATGTTGTGCCACGCCGTCCGTGTTGCCGCGCATGTGCCCACCTAAGTCGGAGTAGGCAAACTGGTTGCCGGTGTTGGGATCGACTTCGTGAACGGTAGCCCCAATGGATCGCAAATCAGCGACAAAACGCGGTTCTGCTAGGTGGCCTGTTTGAAACAGTCTGAGCAATCGACCGTCAAACTGTTCTTTAGCTGCCCAGCGAAA